CTAAATTCAATTGTTAAATATAAATACAATAAATATTTTTCTTTTGATTTATCTGCTGCCACTGATCGATTACCAATTGATCTTCAAGTTAGAATATTAAGACCTTACCTAGGTTCCTTTCGGGCAGCTGCCTGGAAAGATATTTTGGTGGCTCGTCCTTATTATTTAAAGCAGTCTGTAGGTACTAGTCATCTGGGTAAGAAATCCAGAGATTTTTTCTATCACTCTTTATTTTATAAGGTTGGCCAACCAATGGGTGCCTTAAGCTCATGAGCTATGCTTGCTGTTACTCATCATTATATAATTCAATTTATATGATGATCAATGGGTCACCGGCATTGATTTCAAGATTACGCAATTTTAGGAGATGATATTGTCATATGTAATAAGAAAGTCGCAAAACTATATCTACGTGCAATGAATGAATTAGGGGTTGATATTAATTTATCTAAGTCCATTATTTCATCTCATGCCGTTGAGTTTGCTAAGCGATTTATGTTTAAGGGTTCAGACGTATCTCCTATTTCTCTGAAGGAAATTTCGGCACTCGGTAGTAATACCTTGTCGTTAAGATCTTTTCAGAGTAAGTATTTACTTTCTGATTCTCGAACACTTTCTTTATTACTTGCTGGGTACAAGTTCTTGGGATCTTATACAGTTAAATCATTCCTTAGTTTGGGTTTAAAAAATAGAAACCTTTTACTAATTATGACTTATGACCGTTTAAGTCCTATGGCTTGATACCTCCAGTATACTCTCACGAGTTACTATGAACTTGATAGGGATCTTCTCAATCTTTTTATAGTTAAACTTTTCAATATTTATTTTAAAGTGGCTATAAATACGATTAACAAGAAGATTAAGGGTATGGACTCGTTAAGGAAGAAATCAGAAAAACTTTCTAATTTTTCCTTATCTATGCACAATTCCCTCTATCAGGAATCTCTCTTGAAATGAAATCAAGAATTATTAGAAATCCATACTTGATTTCATAAAGTCGATCCTTTAGATTGAGTTTATGAATATGAGGATGGTTTTAATAACTTGATTAAGGTCCTCAGGGAAAACTTATCGAAAATCTATTCTTGTCCTTCTTTTGATAAAATTGACTCAAGAGAAGATAAGAAGGTTGATGATTTTGTTTTCTCCCAGGAGATTGCTATCTGGCTCCAACTTCGATCATGGTTAGTGGGTCATCCCGACCTACTGATCGTACACAAGTTTAGACCAGATTTATATGAAACTGCAGAATTATATGACCATCCTCTTCATGCCTTGTATAAAAACAAGAGATGATTAGGATGATTTAAGTATTTACTTCTTAAAGAATCAGACTTAAAATCGCTGGAAAAATATTATCCTTTATGGAAAATTCCTAAAGTAAATAAAATTTCAGCATTTAAGTTAAAACGATTCTTTACTAGTCATACTTATAAATTCTCAGAATTTTGGTGAATATCATATCTTTTATTATTCCTTACCTACCTATTTATTTGCCATTTTGAATTATCGAGACTGGTTATTGATGATTTTGTCGATTTACCCATTGAGGGTATACCCACATATCATTCCTTAACACAATCTCTTGCTTCAGATAGCTCTTCAATAGGAGATAAGAATTCAATGAATATGATTGACGGACAAGTTTTTGATGTTACATCAAATAATACATTTATTTGGTGAGTTACTAGTATTTTGTTTATAATGGTATTTTGATCTTATTGTATTTCTATAGTATCTTTCACTGATATTATAGATTATTATAATGATCTTTATACCTCTAATTACGTGTCTTCTTTAGATACGTTATTAGATAAAGTGAGGATTCATTTGATCGAGGAGAGATTACTTAAATTAAATAATCAATACTCGGACTTATTGAACCTACTTATTGAACGAGATATTAGTCTTACAGATGCTAATAAAACGATTGATTCTCTTTTAGAGATAATTTCGCAAAATGATGCGGAATTAATCAATTGTCTATCTCAGCTATCTGATAAGGATCTTACTATTAATCAATTAAATGATAAAATAGAAATGATCGCTAAGATGTATCTATCTTTGGCTCAGCCATAATAAAAGGAACTACGTTTGTCCATAATTGGATCAAATCAAATAATGAACGCAACTTGAGCACC